GTAAATAATTATGTCATTATATGAAAACATAAATAGAAGAAAAAAAGCTGGAACAAGCAGGTCAAAAAAGAAATCTACTATATCAGCAAAAGCTTATAAAGCTATGAAAGCTGGATTTCCAAAGAAAAAGAAAACTAAAAAAAAATGAGGTTATTAAAAGATTTACTAACTAACTTTTTAGAATGGTCTTTTAAAAGAAAAGCTAATAAAATGTTTTTAAAAGCACAAAAAGGAGAATAATTATGCCAAAGGTAGGAAACAAGTCATACTCATACACTAAAACTGGTATGAAGAAAGCTAAAGCAGCTGCTAAGAAAGCTGGTAAAAAAGTAACATACAAAAAGAAAAAATAATGCCTTACAGTAAATATTCACCAAAACAAAAAAAATTAGCCGCAGTAGCTAAACCAAGAAAAAAGATTACTGCTGCTGATTTTAAAAAGTTAAAGTCTAAAAAGAAAAAGTGAAGCCACAATCTGCCAAAGCTAAAGGCAGAGCTTTACAACAATGGGTTGTAGATAAGCTCGTTGAATTGCTTGGCTTTGATCCTGAAGATTTAGAATCAAGACCCATGGGTTCTAATGGTGAAGATATTATTATGGGTGTTCAATCAAGAAAACAATTCCCCTACTCAATAGAGTGCAAAAACCAAGAATCAGTTAATGTATGGAAAGCATACGAACAATCACAAGAAAACTGTAAAGCTTACGAACCTTTGGTTATAATAAAGAGAAATAGAACAAAGCCTCTCGCATTAGTCGATGCTGAATACTTTATAAGGTTACACAATGATAGACAAGCTAATAGAACCAGTAACGAAGATTCTTGATAAGTTCATACCAGACGCAGATACAAAACAAAAAATTGCGCATGAACTTGCAACTATGTCTGAAAAGCACATCCATGAGATTGCTAAAGCACAAATAGAAGTCAACAAAGAAGAAGCTAAAGGTAACTGGTTTCAATCATCTTGGAGACCAGCAACAGCTTGGGTATGTGTTGCAGGTTTTGCAGTCAACTTTTTAATTAGTCCTTTATTAGCACCTTTTGGTATTGATGTACCACAAGCAGATACATCAACTATGTTGCCTGTTTTAATGGGTATGTTAGGATTAGGTGGTATGAGAAGTTATGAGAAAACTAAAGGATTAACACAATGAGTTGGGAAAATTTCAGCATAGAAGAGTTCGCTTGTAAGCATTGTGGTGAAAATAAGATTGAACACAAACTAATAGATAAGTTACAATTACTAAGAAGCGATGTAGGCTTTCCATTTAAAATTACAAGTGGATATAGATGTGCAGATCATCCGATAGAAAAAGTCAAATCTGAACCAGGCACGCACGCATTAGGATTGGCTGCTGATATATTACTTAGAGGCGAGCAAGCACTAGAAGTAATATCAAAAGCAACTGATTATGGATTTACAGGCATAGGAATTAACCAAAAAGGCAATGCAAGATTTATACACTTGGACATCTCAAAAGACTCACAAGGTAGGCCACGCCCTCATGTGTGGAGCTACTAAATGGAAATAAGCGCGATATTATTTTGGAATGTAATTATTACTTTGGTCTTTGGACCAATTATATATGGTATTCGCGCAAACGCGACAGAAACAAAAAGAATTGATATACTAGTCAATAAGACTAGAGAGGAAGTTGCTAGTAGGTTTGTAACTAAAGAAGAACTAGCAATTTCTATAGATAGAGTTATAGATCGTTTAGATAAACTAGACGAAAAAATGGATAAGATAATAAGAATATGAGTAAAGGCGCATTTTCAAACCAACCCTTTTTAAATAATTTTGGTAATTATAATTTACCACCTATGGCATTTACTAATACGTTTATGCCACCAAAACCTAATTATCAACCCTTAATGAAAATGCCAACACAACCTGATCCTCGAGCTGGATTTATGTCTATCCAGCAACCGCCTATCCAACAAAATATGTTACCCCCGATTGAGCCAATGGTCACACCAATGCAACCCCTTACTACAACACCACAACCGTTGGCTCAAACCCCTTCTTTATTAAGTCTTCCAAATAAAGTGGAGCAACCTATAGATAGATTTATGTCTATTAACAGAAGTGGATTACCACCCATAAACTTATTTAGATAATGTCAGTATCACACGAAGAAGTAGTTAAAGCTGCGCAAGCAGAACAAATATTAGAATCAGATGTTTTCAAAGAAGCAATCGAAAATTTAAAAAATGAATACGTTACTCATTGGTTAAATCTTAGAAATATCGATGATATCAAAGCAAGAGAAGATATTCATAGGTCTATACTGCTTTTACCAGAGGTCGAAAGACATCTTAGAATCATTGCAGAGAAAGGTAAGCTAACAAAAGCTAACATAAACAAAATTAGAAAAATCGGCTAAACCTTTTCTTTTCCCACATTATTAAGCTAAAATACCCTTAAATACAATTAAGGAGTATTTATATGAGCAATAACGGAAAACCGACTGCTTTACAAACAGATAGTGAAATAGCTGCCACTATGTTTGAAAGTTTCTTAACCCCTGAAGAGGATAAGGTTGAAGAGGCAGTCACAGAAACAGAAGAAGCAGCAGAAGAAGAAGTTCTTGAAGAGGAACTTGAATCACCTGAAGATCTTGAAGAAGATGTAGAAGATGAAGAAGAGTTCGTTGAAGAGGACGAATTAGATGAAGAACAAACCGATGTTGAAGAGGAAGCTCCGCAACTTCAAACATTTACTGTAAAGGTAGATGGCCAAGAGGTCGAAGTCACGCAAGAGGAACTCATCAACGGATATTCTCGTCAGCAAGATTATACGCGCAAAACACAAGAACTCTCTCAACAGCGTAAGACTATTGAAGAGCAGCAAGCAGAGTTAGCGCAAAGAGATGCGATTTATTCGCAGTTGTTACCGAAAATGGAGGCGCAGTTAAATGCGGCTTTAGGTGAAGAACCAGATTGGAACGCTTTATACGAAGATGATCCTGTTGGTTATGTAAGGCAAAAACAGCTTTGGGATGAACAAAAAGAAAAGCTACAAGCAGTACAAGCTGAACAAGAAAGATTACAACAAGAATCTTTAATTGAACAGCAAAAACTAATTCAACAACAAGTTGAAGAAGGACAGCAAAAGCTACTTGAGTTAATTCCAGAATGGCAAAACCCAGAGGTTGCTGCCAAAGAAAAAGCTGAGATTGCTAAACATGCAATGGATGTATTGGGATATTCCCAAGAAGAGGTCAACTCCGTATATGATTGGAGAGCTTTACTTGGTTTAAGAAAGGCTTGGTTAAACGATAAAATCGCTGAAACCGTCAAGAAGAAACCAACACAAAAAGCACCAGCAAGAGTTGCGAGACCTGGTACGACTAACCGACCAAAAACGACAACACCTGTGAAAAGAGCAAAACAAAGGTTGGCCAAAACTGGGAAAACCTCAGATGCGGCTAAAGTATTTGAACAATTAATTTAATTTTAAAGGAATATAAAAATGGCTAAAGTAACAAACGCCTTTGATACATATACAGCTACTGCTGACAGAGAAGATTTAAGTAACATTATTTACAACATCTCTCCAATGCAAACACCGTTTATGTCATCAATTGGTAAAAGAAATATTAAAAACGTAGTATTTGATTGGCAAACAGAAGTATTACCAACTCCAAGTGCAGCTGGACAACTAGAAGGTTTTGAACTTTCAAGAAGCGGTTCAACAGCTACAACTAGAGCTAGTAATGTTGCTATGATTTCAAGCAGAGATGCAACTGTAACAGGCTCACAAGAGGCTTCAGATGCAGCTGGTAAAAGATCAGAAATGGCTCATCAACTTGCTATTATGGCTAAAGCACTTAAAAGAGATATGGAAGAAGCTCTATGTCAAAAAGGTGCTAAGACAACTGGTAATGCTACAACAGCTAGGGTAACTGGTGGTTTCGAATCTTGGATTACAACTAACGATTCAAGAGGAACAGGTGGTGCTTCTACTGGTAGCGGTGCTGCTCCAACAGACGGAACACAAAGAGCATTAACAGAAGACTTATTAAAAGATGTCTTACAACTTATGTTTGCTAGTGGCGCAGAGCCTAATATGGCAATCTGTGGACCTGTAAACAAGCAGAAGATTTCTGGTTTTACAGGAAGAACACAAGCTAGACAGTTTGTTGATGCAAATACAGTCGAGGCTTCAGTATCAATTTACTCATCTGACTTTGGTGAATTAAAAATCATTCCATCAAACAGAAGTAGAGAAAGAAGTTTATTGTTAGTAGATCCAGAGTTTGCAAAAGTCTCTTACCTAAGAGATTTCCAAACTGTAGATATTGCTACAATAGGTGATGCTGAGACTAAAATGATTGTAGTTGAGTACGGGTTAGAAGTATCTAACGAAGCTGCTCACGGTGTCGTTGCAGACTTAACAACATCATAAGTTTAGTTAAATAAGCTTTAAGGGAAGTTTCGGCTTCCCTTTTTTTTGTGCTAAAATTCCTACATGGCAAAAACTACATTAATAGATCATAAACGCGGTTTGAAATCTGTATTTGCTACAGAAGATGACAAGGTTGTATATCAAACACAACAAGACATACAACCAACACTAGACTATGTAAAACATTTATCTGAAAATAAACCAGGTAAAGATTTTCGTCATGTAGCAGAAGTACCCATGGTAATATATCAACAAGCAGTTAGAGAAGGTTGGGCCAAGGATTCTGCACAATGGAAGAAATGGTTAAACCATTCAGATAATAAACCCTTTAGGACATGGAAAGGTAAAGTATGACATACGATGAATTAAAAACTAATATTGCAAACTTCTTAAACAGATCAGACTTAACAAGCCAACTTGATTTTTTTATAGATGCAACAGAAGCAGAGTTTAATAGAAGATTAAGAGTTAAAGATATGATTAAAAGAGCTACTGCTACAGCAGATGCTCAATACATATCACTACCAACAGATTGGTTAGAAGCTATTAACGTACAAATTGACAGTAATGAATTTACACCATTATTCCAACAATCTATAGAATCATTAGATGTTTACAGAAAATCTATAAATAATATTGGTAATCAGCCTGTTTATTACGCTTTAGTAGATAACACAATAGAATTAGCACCTACCCCTGATACAAGTTATACGCTACAATTAACATACTATGGCACTATTGATGCTTTGAGTGATTCGAATACAACGAACTTTATATCCACAGGATATCCAGATGCTTACTTATATGGTGCTTTAAAACACGCTTCTATCTATCTCATGGAAGATGATAGAGTTGCTTTATTCACACAACAGTTTGAAAAAGCTTTAGAAGAGATGCGATTAGAACAAGAGAAAGCAGAATTTGGCAAAGGTTCTCTAATACAAAGAAGAAGAACTTATGGCAAAGCTGGTAAAAATATAAATTATTGGAGTAATAATTAGGAGATAATATGGCAGGATTTAGCGATTATTTAGAAGATAAAGTGTTAGACCATGTATTTGGTGGTAATGCTTATTCAGCACCATCAACATTATATGTTGCTTTATACACAGTAGCGCCTACTGATACAGGCGGTGGAACTGAAGTATCGGGCGGTGGTTATGTAAGACAGTCAAGTGCGTTTACTGTATCTGGTACTAACCCAACAACAGCATCTAACTCAGCTGCTGTAGAATATCCAACAGCTACAGCAGACTACGGAACAGTAGTTGCAGTTGGTATCTTTGATGCTTCATCATCAGGCAACTTACTAGCATACGCAAACTTAACTACATCAAAAGTTGTAAGCACGGGGGATGTTTTCAGATTCAATACTGGTGATTTAGACGTAACATTAGCTTAACATCATGGCCAGTATAGGCTATAACCAAGGCTACTATTCAAGATCAAAGTATAACGATCTTGCGTTTCAAGCCGAAGCAACTATATCAGCAACTAGCGGAGCTACCGCAGTTGGAACACAAATAGATGTACCTACAGCAGTCATACAGGCTGTTTCAGGTTTTACCGCAACTGGTACACAAATTGATAAAGCATCAGCAACGATTAGTGTTGTATCAGGTGCTAGTGCAGTAGGAAGAAAAACGCACGGTGCTAATGCAACGATTGCAGGAGTATCAAATGTTAATGCTCAAGGATTTATTACCGTATTTGGTGGTTCCACCATACCAGCAACTTCAGATGTAGATGCTAATGGTGTAGTTACTTATAAAGGTGCATCAACTATAAGTGAAACAAGTGGCTTTGTAGCAATCGGTGGTTTAAAATGGGAAGATATTATTGTTCCAGACGATACATGGACAGATCAAATTGTTGCAAGTAGCACTTGGACAGATCAAACCAATCCATCTACAGTTTGGACTGAATTAGACAAACAAGAGGCAGCTTAATGGCAGATACATTTACAACTAATTTAAACTTAACTAAACCAGAACCAGGTGCAGCCGAAGATACTTGGGGTATATCGCTTAATTCAGACTTAGATACGCTTGATGCTATTTTTAGTTCCTCTGGTACACAAGTTAATTTAAACCCAAACCAAGTTAATTTCGCAGACAACAAAAAAGCTATCTTTGGAGCAGATTCAGACCTAGAGATTTATCATGATGGGTCTAATAGCTATGTCAAAGAAAAAGGAAACGGAGTATTAAATATTAGCGGCGGTAACGCAATTAATTTTCTTACAGGAAATGATGCCGCCGAAACAGGCTTAACTATTGCAACAGATGGAGCAGTAACTCTTTATCACAATAATCAACCAAAACTAGCCACAACCTCAACAGGTATAGACGTAACAGGAACAGCCACAATGGATGGTTTGACTGTTGATGGGACAGATACAGAGGCAACTACAAGTCAACTTTTAAAAGTACGCAACAGCACTACAGGCGAAGCTGTAACTATTGGAATGTACGCCAAGGCTGATAATGGTGGTGATGGTAATACAGGTTCTATCACCTTTGATGCTGGTGCAAATGGTACAGCAGCTAACAACAGTTTGCGTTTTTCTGCTGACCACCAAACAGATTTAAACCCTGCACTTAAAATAGACGGCAACAGAGACATCTCCTTCTACGATGATACAGGAACTAGCCAAGCTCTATTCTGGGATGCATCAACTGAAAGATTGGGTATTGGAACGACTTCGCCTACGGCTAAGTTAACAATCGGCGGTATTACTGGTGTTGATGGTTTGTCTTTAGAGCAACAATCAACTAGTACAGACTATAGTGCAAGATTATTCTTTAATAGTAGTAACGCAACGGCAACATTAGTTGGTAGAGATGGTGGGCTTGGTTTTTATACAGGGTCAACTATAGGCAGCACAACTGGCTCAGAACGCATGAGAATCAACTCATCAGGCAACGTTGGTATTGGTACGACTTCGCCCACTAGTTTGCTAGACGTTAGAGCTTCAGGCACTTCGACTCCAGCCACTATTTCATTAGTTGGCACTAATTCGGCAAACTCTGATAGTTGTATAAGCCAAATTAAAAGTTTAGAAAGTTCGGCAGGTTCTGGAAGCTCTGAACTGAGTTTTCACACAAGAGCAGCAGGTGGTGCTTTTGCCACCCCAGCAGAAAGAATGCGCATAGACTCATCAGGCAGACTTTTAATTAATAAAACTTCAGCAACTGGCTCTCTTTCTTTAGAATCACAAGCACCTTCAGGATTTAGTGTTGGTTCAGGTTTTTACAGTGCTTCTACACAATCAACCATTGAGTTTAAAGATACAAATACTACAGCTAATTATAAAGTTCGTATTGGCTCAGAAACTGATGATTTGGTGATGTTTGCTGGTGGTTCAAAAAGAATGACCATCGACTCATCAGGAAACGTTGGAATTGGAACTGATTTGCCAAGTACACCTTTAGAGTTAAATACAGCTTCTTTTGAAGCTATGAAGATAAGACGTGGCACATCTGGCACAAGTGCTAGTGTTATTACTTTTGCACAGGGTGATGGAACTTCTGTTGGTCATGTTGGCGGTGTTAGCTCTGGTGGTCTACAGTTTCGTACTGGTTCTGGCAGTGGTACAGAAAGAGCCAGAATTGATAGCTCTGGCAGAGTTGGAATTGGAACGACTTCGCCAATCGCCAATTTACAAATTTCAAAAGCAAGTACAGATGCTACTTTTAGAATAGATAGAACTGGTACAGGTGCTTCAGCTTTATTATTTACTTGTGCTAATGGTGAGACATCAATATCTTCAACAAAAGGCGGTCAAGATTTAATTTTAAAAACACAAAATATTGAAGCAGCCAGAATCGACTCAGCAGGACGAGTTGGAATTGGTACGACTAGTCCTGCCGAAGAGTTACACATATCTGCTTCTGTTCCTAAAATACAAATACAAGACTCTGATGGAACTAATCAATATGGTCAGTTTTACCATTCAGCAGGAACTACAGCAATTCTAGCAAGAAATAATACTTCTGATGGAACTATAGTATTCCAAAAATATGATGGTACTACGACTGATGAAACTATGAGAATAGACTCTTCAGGCAACTTGTTGGTGGGTGGTACTGCTACAAGTCCTGGTATATCTAACACCTCAACAGGTCATAGTTTAAATACTAGTGATTTTGCTGCACATTCAAGAGACGGTGGTATTGCTTTATTTTTAAACAGAAATACAAGCGATGGTGATATAGCAAGTTTTAGAAAAGATGGTCAACCAGTTGGAAGTATTGGTATTGCCAATACTAATAACTTGTTTATTGGTGGCACAGCAACAGACCATGCAGGTATTCAGTTTGGCACGAATGTTTTAATTCCTGAGACTGCTGGTACACAAACAGATGGTTTGGTGGATTTAGGACAATCAAGCGGTAGATTCAAAGACCTTCACCTTTCAGGTCAAGCAAATGTTGGAAGCGTTTTAGCCACAGGCAACGTAACAGCTTTCTCAGACGAAAGATTAAAAGACAACATACAAACTCTACAAGGCTCTAAAGTTTTAGAAATGAGAGGAGTCTCTTACACGAAAGATGGAGAAGCTTCTTCAGGTGTTATAGCTCAAGAAATTGAAAAGGTTGCACCAGAGTTAGTACATACTGCAAAAGATGAAATGGGTACC